CCGCCGTCAGGGTAAAACTCGTCGTGCCCAGCAGCTCTGGATTGATCATGATAAGCTGACCGTCCGCATCGATCGTGAAGGACACAAAGGCCATGCTCATCGCGGACTGCTCCGCGGCTTCGGCGCTGGCCGCCGCGTTCCGCTCATACTGATATGCGTGCTGTTCGCTCAGAAGCGCCGCTGCCGCGCTCTCGGCGGCCGCCTGGGCGGAGATGGTCACATCCCGCGTAATGAGGTAGCACACGCCGCCGATTGCGGCCTCCGGCTTGGCGGAGCTGTAAAACCGCACGTATCCCGCGCCGGTCTCCACCTTGCTGGTCAGCCCCTCTGCCGCCGCCGCGCCCGGGTCTGAAAATGCCACATAAGGCACCATCGTCGCCGTAACGTCGTCGTCAGTCAGATCAATCGTCCAGCCGGAGACGTTGCTGCCCGTCCAGCCGCTTGTCGGCAGCGTAAAGTCCAGCGCCTGCCAGACGCCGCCGGTGGAGGAAATGCCGTCCGTCAGCGCTTCCAGCTGCTCGGGCGTGAAGTCGCTGTACGTAAACGGGTCGCCCTTCACGCCGGTTGCGCCGGTATCGCCCTTCGGGCCGGTAGCCAGTTTGAAGTGCAGATTCACCACACCTCCGACGGTGCTCTTTTCGACGGAGGGGGAATTGCCGGGAGCCAGTACCTGGCTGGTCACGGTCATGTCCTCGATCTCGTCTTTGGCATTTTCCGCCCGGTCTGCCTGGGCTTTCGCCTGGGCCACGATGCCGGCGTTCTCATCCGCACGGGCCTGCTCGGCAAGCACGCGGCTTGTCTCTGCGCTCACCCTGCCGCTCTCCGCCAGCACGCGGTTGGCCTCCGCGCTCGCCCTGCCGCTCTCTGCAAGGACCCGGTCGCTTTCGTTGTCTACGCGTTCAATCTCGTTCGAAACGCGTTCGTTCTCAGCTTCCTGCCGGCTCTGCTCCGTCGCGTCGGACGCGATCACCGCCGGAACAAGAGAGTTGTTGAGATAATCGGCCAGATTGGCGCCGGTCTCGTCAAATTTCGCTTTGAGCTCGTCGGCGGTCAGTCCGCCCACGTCGTTGGGCTCGTCGTCCAGCTGCTGGATCACGTTTACGGCGTCGTCAAAGCTGGGCAGCGTGATCGGCGTAACGGTGATCACCGCGCTGTTGTGCTCCAAGGTCTGCGCCATGACTTTACACCTCCCGTCTGGGCACGCGCCCCGTTTCGTTGATGATGCGCTGCAGCGCGCCGTACCCAGCGCCGCCGCGCAGCGGCGCGCTGGCTGTCTCCGCTGCCGTCGGCGTTTCTCCGCCGCCGGCGCTCAGCGCCGCCGCATCCAGCATCTGGCCGCGCTCGGCGGCCTGCGTGACCGCGATCAGATTCTCCCGGTCCGTGATCTGGCCGCTGGGCAGCCGCCGCAGATACTCACTGGTGGGGATCTTGCCCTGCATCAAAAGGTTGTCCAGTGTCTGCATGTTAGCGATCTCGCTCCAGTAAGTGGATGCGCCGGCGTCCAGGTCGATGCTGCACGGGATATCCTGCAGCATGGAGAAATCGAACTGGATCACATAGGGGTCAGGATCGTCGCCAAGCCGGACTTCCACGAATCTGTCCCCATAATACTCGGCCATGAAAGCCATATAGATTTCGCCAAGCTCTTCAATGCATTGCAGCAGATCCTGCTTTGTCAGCTCCATCGGCGTGGCCGCCGCCCGCTGCAGGGCGATGATGGCGCTGGTGTTGTCCGGCCGGGTATCGCCCAGAGCCACGTCAGAGGCGCCCAAAAACTTCTGCGTGTAGGAAATAGCCGTGTCGATGAACTGGCTGATCTGGGGCGAGATACTGGCCGGGTCGATGATTTTTGCCACGCCGTCCACGCTGCCGTTTACGCCGATGGCCGCCCCCACGCGGCCTGACCATTTCTCCACCTTCGTCCTGTCATAGACGACCTTCGGATAGGCCAACGTCATCAGGGAAATCATGGACATGGCGAACAGCTTGTTTACGAAGATCTGGTTTGGAATCAGGCCGGTGAGCATTGCCTGGCCGTGATAGCAGTCCTGCACATAGTCCCACGGCATCCAGTTGATGGGATAAAGCTTGATGCCCAAATCCCACTCATCCCGGAGCAGGACGGTCCGTGTGCATTCATAACAGTGCACGCTTCCGGTTCTGTGGTCCTTCCACATGCGCAGCAGTACCGTCACCTTCGCGCCGCCCAGATCGTCCATCTGGCGGTTCGCGCCTTCCTTGTCGTCGGCTGTAATGCCGTCGATATTCGCTTCGTCCGCGCCGTGGTTCTTTGCGTACTGTTTTGCCTCGTCAAGAAGCATGCGGCGCTCGATGAGGATATAAGGCTGGCTCTGCACATCCCGATTGTTCGGATTTCCGAAAAGGACCTGCGTGTTCTGCAAGACCTCCGTTCGGATCGCGCCGCGGCGTGCCTGGCCGGTTTCTGCATCCGGGTCCCACCAGGTATACAGGCAGCCGTCCCCGTCCACTGCGGCGTTTCTGGTAAACTCCCGTATCTTACCGCCCAGCTTGTTGCGCTCAAAAATGGCGGTAAACTGGTCGTTCAGAATGTTGCTGAAGGTCTCCAGCGCATCCGCGCTCAGTTGGCTGCTGCTGGGCAGAGGCTTCGCATGGATCTTCAGGTTGTCCGTAGACACATTTGCCACAGAAAACAGCACGACGCGCTTGAGGAAGTTGAACACGGGCGTCGGCAGGCCGTTGCTCTGCACGCCCTCCCACTGCTTCCCGATAAAGAAATTCTCATTTGTCTGAACGCACTCATACAGGTCAATGCCATAATTGAACTGCAGCCCCGCGTCGTACTCATTTGCCACCCGGACAGGCGTCATATCCCTGCGGCTGCGGCCGCTGTCGAACTCGTCGTGCCGTGTCTGCTCCATATCTCGGTCCATTTACACACCTCATTTCACAGTCCCGGCATACCGGAGCTGCACGTCCGTCTCGATCACCGTCGCCGTTGCGCTGGTGGATTTGCTCTTGAAGATCATCCGGTAGAACGTGGCCTTTTTCACTTTCATCTTCACCCGCTTCGTCTGCGGCTTCCTGTTCGTGCCAAAGGAGAAATGGTTGAAATCCATATGCAAAAAACTGAACAGGTTATAGGCAATCGCCTTTTCCGGATAATCAGAGCGTTTGTTGGTCTCCACGGTCACGATGATCCGCGCGCCGCTCTCCGGCTGCATGGCAACAAAGATCATAGGCGAATACTTCAACAGCCAGTCGCGGTCAAAGTCCATCGCTCCGGTCGCACAGTAGGCGTCAATGGGCACAGCAATATTCAGTGTCACACCCACGCTGCTGCCGGATGTTTTACGGATTACCGTGAGTTTTGTTTCCGGCCGCGGCGTTCCAAAGGAAATCGTGATGCCGTAGTCGGCCAGATCCACAGCTTCTCCGTCATAGCTCCACTGTGTGCCGTCGTAGGTAAAAGTAAAACCGCCGTCCGCACTGCCCAACGGGCTGTTCTCCCAGTTGGCGGCGGCGATCAGCGGATAGAACTCTCCGCCGTTGTCCCGCCTGTATGCACGGCTGACGTGCATGATCGTTCCAATCTCGCTGATGCCGTACACTTCATTCTCGATCTCCACAAGGGCGCGGAACGGAAGTTTTTCATAGCTGTACCAAGTATCCGTGCCGTAGTTGAGAATCAGCGCTTTGTCGCCGCAGAGGAACCAGTATTCCGTGCTGGCCTTGATGTTGTACGTTCTAATCCCGGACGGATCGAAGGCGCGGAGCGTTTTACGCACCCGGTCCGATATCCGGCTCGCATTGTTCTCGCTGGTGGTGATATAGCCGGAATAGGCGTTTGTGCTTTTCCACTGATAGATGCTGCCGGCGTCTATGGTCAATGGATTGTTCTCCACCAGCTTCACCTGTCCGGCCGCGTCATTGCCGAACTGCCTGTTTGCCGGCTGCACATAAAAGGCGGCTATCGCGCTCCCGCCTTCCAGATTCAGCGTAGTATACTGAATCACCCATGCGCTGTTGCTCTTGAAAGCCATCAACCGGTTATAGTGGCGCACAAGCCCCGTCAGTGGCGTGTTGCTCTCGCCAACCGACACCTCATAAAGGTCCGGGAAATACTCGGCGCTGGGCAGGCCCGTGTCTCCGTCGATCCCGGAGTAAATCGCCTTGCTGCTGCCGTCGCCATACAGAAACACGCGCGTATCCGTGTTTCCGTTATAGAGCTCGCTGTACCGCATGGACGTCACACTGTTTCTGGTTGAAGTCCCTTTTGAATACATCACCAGCAGCGTATTTGTGCCCTGGGCGGGCGCGCTCTGGAGCGTAACGGTGCCATCTGTGAGATTCTTTGTATAGCTCGTGACCTCCGCGCCCTCCAGTTCCACATACTGCACGTCCGCAATGTCCTTTTCCGGGAGCTGAAAAACGGTCGCCGTCCCGTCCGGGGAAAACTGCACGCGCCGCAAATTGCAGAGCCTGTTCACATTCTCAACTGTCGTTCCAGACCCGGCCGGCGTCAAAGCCGTGTGCGTCAGCGGGACATAGCCGGTCACGCTCTGAAACGTGTGCGCGCTGTCCCCGTCCCAGCTCATGTACTCGTGACCGTTCAACAGGTACACTTTATTGCCGAAGCCGAAAAAAGTTGTCTCGTCCTGCGCGCAGACGCCGATCTCGGCAGCCGTCCAGTTTTGTGTATCCACCAGGAATATGCCGCCGCCAAAAGCGACGAGCAGAACGTCTCTCCCGGCCACCGTTCCATACCAGACACCGCAGAGCGTCGGTTCTGCCGCGCCATAGCGCCCGTAGCCTCCGCCCGCAAGCCAGGTCTGAAACAGGGGGAGGACGTTTTGTGTCCCCGGCCTGAGCTGCAGGTGCTTGTCCTGCGTGATTCGGAAATTGCGCATCTCCGTCATCTCGCCGACCTTCAGGACGGTATCCCCGTCAGGGTTTTCATTCAGGCCCAAAAATTCCTTGATCTTCAGAATGCTGGGGTTGTTCCTCGATATGATCTGGGCCATTTTATCCGCCTCCGTAGGTGAGATAACTGTCGCTCATCTCGCCGCCCGTCATCTCCTCGTCGTAAGGCGTGAGCGCACGCTCTTCTTCGCGCGTTGTCGTCTGCTCCGGCATCGAAGCGCCCAGCGTCCGCGTAATACAGAAATACCGCAGCGCGTCGTTGATATGCGTGATCTCGTGGGGCTCCGTCGCACAATCTGAGGGGTTTCTCTCGTCGTGCTGAATGAGCATAATGTTTCGGATCAGGCCGCGGCAGTCCGCCGTCACCAGCAGGCCCGGCCTGTCATTGTCGTCCTTGAGCGGCTTGAGCATTTCTTTCTCTGCCATCCAGCCCTGCACGCGGTTGTTGCTGGCCCGCAGCAGACCGACGCCGTTCAGGGCGAAAAGCTCAGCCATGTTTTTGCCGCTGTCCTTTTGCTTGTTCCACATGTCCGGCGGCGCAATTGTAAACTCAATGTGCTCCCTGGCCGGCGTCAGATCAAGAGCCAGCTTCGCCGCTTCTGAAACGATCAGTCCGCTCTGCTGTACCTCACGGTACACATAGCAGCGGCCGTCGTAGTCCACAGCGATCCAGAGGCAGGCGAACATGTCCAGACCGTAGTCGAACACCCGGTACTTTTTCCACTCCTCCGGGACGCGGACAAAGGGCTCGATCACATGCGTCTCCTTCCGGAACTCCGGGAAGAAGGTTCCGGCCAAAGCGTCCCAATCTCCAAAACGCCAGGCCCTGCGCACGTCCTCCGGCAGCAGATCGAGCATCTGCTTGTATTCCGGCGACGCCTCCAGGAGCTGGGGGTTATCGTCAATCGTCGCATGGATGAACGTGTAATCCTTTTCGCTTTCGCCCTCGTTGAACTCCCGGTCCACAAAAAGCCGCTTTACCCAGGCATGGCCGATACCGCCCGGGTTGCAGGTGAGATACATGCGCCTGGGTATCTTCGTCGCGCCGCGCAGGCAGGCCCCCAGCACACGGAACTGGCTCTCCGTGAACTGCGTCGCCTCGTCCACGAATATCCAGTCCCATTCCTGGCCCTGGTATTCGATGTCGTCGCCGTTGCCGTAATGCCCAAACTTGATCACAGAGCCGTTTGTATAGGTGAACATGCGCATGGTGGCGTTGTAGTTTGCAAGAATGCCCGGCACGAGCTTGCGCATGGGCAGTATCAGCGTCTGCTCCAGCTCCGGGTATTCCTTTCGCACCATGAGGATGCGGATATTCGGATAGTGCAGCGCGCCGCCAATGGCCTTTATGCGGATCACATGGCTCTTGCCGCCGCCCCGTGCGCCGCCGTAGGCCACATACTTGCTCCGCGCCTGGCAAAACAGCTTCTGCTTCGGATTCAGCTCGCCCAGTTCGATATTTACCGTTGCGGAAGGCGGTCTGCCCATTTTCTCACTCCCTGTTTCTCAAAAAAGGGCCCCTTGGTTTCAAAATCAAGGGGCCCTCTGGTCGGGGCTTTCAGTTGATACTAAACTTCCGTTGAAACCAGACGAGGAATTGCGCGGATGATTTGTGTCAGCCGAGGCGAAGGACGCAGGCGGGCTGTCGCCCGCCAAGGACGACAACGACGGATGGCGCAAATCAGACCGCAAGGACTGTCGTTTTTTAATGGAAGTTTAGTATAAATCAGGCGTAAGCCTGCTTGCTCTCCTGGCTCACGCAGCCGTCCTTCTCGCCGATGACCCTGGCGGTCTGGCCGCTGGTCAGGGTCAGGCCGGCGCCCAGCGCCACGCGGGTGGTGGAATATCTGGGGTCGGAGCCGTCAGAGGTGGCGTAGAAGGTCACGCCGGTCACGGCGGTGGCGGTCACCACATGGGACGCAATGGCCAGCACGGGGGCGGTCAGTACGGCAGCGCTGGAGCCGCACACGCCAATGCCCACGTTTTTGGGGCCGATGACGAAAGCGTCGTAGTAAGCAACGCCCTGCACCACGGGGCCGGAATAGCCCACGGCCTTGCGGATGATGTCATACTGCGCCAGCTTGACGGGGTCCGCGGTGGTCCTGGGCGCCTTGATC